GCCGCTGCCTCGTCCAGGGTCGAGTGCTCTGCGATCCGAGTGCCCGCCTTCTCGTAGTTCGTCCTGACTCGCGCCTGTGCGTTCTGCTCGATGCTCGGTCGATCGCCAGGGTACGCGTGCGACCCCAGGTAGTCGAAGGTCTCGTCGATGTTCTCCTCGACAGCCACACCCTTCAGAGGTTTCACACCGGGCAGCGTGTACACCTGCACCGGGGGTGGCTTGGGCTTGCGCCGACGCTTGCCGGGGATGCTCGGCCCGCCACCTGCCGGGTTGTTCAGGGGCACGTAGCTCGGCAGGTTCTCGCCACCGATGAATCTCGGCAGCGTGCCCTGCGGCACCTGATTGTCCCAGGCCCCCCAGCGCGTGAAGAACTTCTTCATCGCGTCGAAGGAGTCCTCGTTGTCGAGGTTGCCCAGGATAATGTCGATCGGCACGTACCGCTTCTCGCCGCCGATGCCACGGAACACGGCACGGAACGCCGCCTCCTGTCTTGGCAGGTGCATGTAGTAGCCTTCTGCCTCGAAGCCTGCGTCGAGGTAGTTCTGCAGGTTGCCCAGTGCCTTGCTGCGCCCGGCCAGGGTTGTGTCGAGCACCACGTTAAGACGACGCTCTTGGGCGATGCTCTCGATCCGCTTCAACAGTTCGGAGCCTTCCTGATGCAACAGGCCCGCGTTCCAGCCTTCGTACTCGGGCAGCAGCTTCTTGATCTCGTCGGAGTTCAGCACGATCTTGTCGGAGAGATCGACGGGTGCGCCTTTGCCGTAGCCGTTCTTCTTGAAGAACTTCTCGTCGACGCCCTCGGTCAGGAACGTCTTGCCCGATCCACCGCGACCACCCAGCACCGTGACCTTCGGCTTCACGCCCGGAGGAGGGGTTGCTCTCGCCACGTCCACAGGGTTCAGGATCTTGGCGATGATCTCGTTGTGCAGTTGCTTGCGCTCGTCGTTCCAGTCGTAGCCATCGTGATAGAGTTCCCGCGTCGACTTGCCCTTCGCCAGATCCGCCTCGTACCTCGCGATGATCGTCTTCGCCTTGGGATCGTGTCGCGCCAGGATGTCCTCGGGGGTAACGCCCTCGACGAAGAACCGGTCGCGGTACTCGGCCACGCTGCCCGTGAACGGCAACTGGTGCGGGTCCGGTGCCTCGATGATCGGCTGCGCTTCCAGGGCAGGATCTGGCTTGCCGATGATCGGGTTCTCCATCGTGTCTTCGACGCGAGGGGTTGGCAGCTTTTCCTTGATCTGTCCGGCAGGCACAAGGATGCCTCGGCACAGGGGGTGATACGGTGGCGTGTCCCAGCCGTTGCTCGACAGCCTGTCGTTGGACATGGCTCGCAGCTTGGCGACCGAGTTCTTGTCCTGCTTCGGCCAGGGTGCCAGTGCCTTCAGGTCGTCGGGGTTCTTGGCACCCAGCCACTGCTCCAGCTTCTTCTCAGCCGGTGCCACCTCGAACTTGCGCCCGTGCATGGCTTCGCACACAGGACACTGGCGTCCGTCGAGTTGTTCGCTGACTTGGTACTGCTTGATCTCACGGAAGCCTGCCTCCTGCGTAAAGCCCCACGCGCCCAGGCGCGAGTTGTGCAGGGAGGACCCGATGTTGATGTATGCCTGACCGTTGCCGTTTACGGCAGAGGTGAATCCTCGGACGAATCCAGCAGTAGCAGCTTTGCGGACTTCATGCTTGAAAGTCTCGTCCTGCTGACGTGCTCGTTCCGCTTCGAGGAGACGAGACGCAAGTGCGCAAACGTCGCGGGTACCGTTGTCGGCGAGGGTGAACAGGAGGATGTCGGTGGCTTGCTCGACTTCTGGGGGTCGTGGTTTGCCCATGAACATGGTCCGCTTAGGGTTTCCTGCGGAGAGTCGGCTCGCTCCGAACAGGACGGCTTGCATCCCAACGAACTCAGCATATCGACGGTTGCGCTCAGCACTTGGACCCATGCCCAAGCCATCGCAGAGGTCGACAGCTTCCGCAAAATCTCCTCGCTGGACAGCATCGACGATCTTCCGTCGGGTGGTAGCGGTGTCTTTGGTCCAGGCATTTGTTAGTCGCCTTGCTAGTGCCTTTTCTAGGACAAGAAACGACTCAGTGCTTACAGCCATCTGCGCCATGCTCTGCGATTTCACTCGCTGCGCCGACCAGTTCCACACCACCGTGCAGATCGAAGTCCAACGCGTCGCCCATCATGCGCATGGCAGCGTAGCCATCGAACCGCTCCCGCGTGTTGCCGTCCATCCGTTGAATCTGCGAACGCATCAGTGCGATGTCCTTGTCGTCGATCTCGTCCGTGGTCATGGCATGGCACCAGCGGTTGACCAGTTCCATAAGCTCGAACGTGTCCCACTTCGTCACGGACCGCTCGACGGGGGTGGGTGCCGGTCCGCCAGGGGATGCCGGGTTGGCAGGTGTCGAAGGGGGCACGCCCTCCACTGCGACCGGGTTCGGCATCTGCGGCTCGAATGCGTTGGGGTCTGGCTCCTCCTCCTCCTCGGCTGCGCTGTCGTCGACTTTCAGGGACAGCCCCACGGCTTCGTTCACTGCGATGATCAGGCCCTCGTCTGACAGCTTGTCAGCCACCATGCCCAGAGCTTCGAGTTGGGTCTGCACATCCTTCACGGACAGCGGCAGGGATCGGTACACGTATTCGCCGGAGGGGTCGAGTTCACGCATGATCGTGTTGTTGATCATCTCGTCGAACTCCTCGCGCTCGGGCTGGAACACCTGCGCCTCGGCGACAGTGTAGCTCGCGTATGCAGTCGCGAAGGAGTAGTCCTGCGACTTACCCACAAAGATCGGGGGAAGCCGGAACGATCCGCGCACCCGCTCCTCGCAGCGTGCGTCGTAGTTCTCGAACATGCTGTCCTGCATCCGCTCGGAACCGAACCGCTCGACCGTCACCCGGACGTTACCAGGGGAGTCGACCGTACCTCCGGTGCTGTGCACCTCGACGATGCCGCCCCGGTTGTAGCCGCTGCCCTTGCCGGACATGTACTGCTGCACCTGCTTGCGCACCTCGGTGGTCAACTGCCCGCCTTGGATGAAGATCAACGCCGGGGGTAGTCCGCCTGAGTTGAAGAAGTCGAGGTTCAGTTCCTCGGCTTTGCGCGATCCGATCACGCTCGGGATGTTGTTCACCCAGCGCGGCACACCGTACGCGGTCAGGGCATCCTCGTGGATCTTGAAGAACAGCACCTCGGTAGCCCGGTCAGCCACCGGCAGAGATCCCTTGTCAGCCCAGTCCCCGGTGTTGCGATCGACGTCACGGCTCGCCCCGTACTCGGCGAAGTACACGATCTTCTTGCCCTGCACCTGTGCGAACCTGCGCTCGCGCTTATACATGGAGATCTTCAGTTCCTCGCCGTCGCGCTTCACCGTCTCCTCCACGAGCACGGCTTCGTCCAGCTTGACCAGTCGCATCTGGTCAGCGGGCAGGTACTTCAGGAAGGTCAGGGTACCGTCGACAGCACGCAGCACCTCGGCGTAGGCGTAGCCGATCTTCTCCATGTCGCGGCGAATGGCTCGGCGGATCGTGGTGAATGACATCCGGGGGTATGGCTCGGCGAACCACTGGGTCAGCCGGTTGATCTCGGCGTCGTTCTCCTCGGTCTCGTCTTCGGTGTCGTCGTCCTTCTCGATCACCCAGCCGGTGCCGTCGATGTTCACCTCCATCGTGGTGATCATCTGTCCCAGGGTGTTGTTGTGCTGGCACAGGCTCGACAGATGCTTCGGCAGGTAAGGGGGTCGCAGTACCTTGGCTTTCTCGTCTTGCTTGTTGGGGTCGAAGTAGAAGTCCTCGAACGCGTCGTCCTTCTCGATGTCAGTGCCCTGCAGAACCTGCCTGTCCTGCTTGGCTACTCGCCCGCCTTTGATCACGGTGAAGTGTGCGCCGCTTTCGCCTTGCACACCCAGTGCGTTGCCGATGGTCAACGGCTTCCCGTCGCCGTCACCGCTTCCACTGCTTCGTCTGATCGCCACGGAGGTCTCCGTCCAATTGATTGGATGGGAGTACCCTAGTACCTCCGATGTGAAAACGTCACGCTTTTGCGCAAAATCGGCTAGGAATCAACCGAAAAATGCGTAAAACACGCCCCCCCAGAAAACAACGGACAGCGGTATGCAGATGATCAGTGACCGCCATAACCCGTACTGGTTCTGTTCATACTCGGAGTCGAGCCTATCCAATTGATTGGACGGGATCATTCGATTGCCGTCGCTTGCACATAGGCAGGGGGAAGGTTGTGGCGTGGGAAGCACTCCCAGTCGCGGAGGTTTATGCGGGCAGACTCTCTGACAAGGTCCCCGCAACGAAGCACCGCCAGGGTGTTCGGTTCGCGGCGACGGAAGACGTGCTTGTTGGTTTCGGCGTAGACGTGCCGCTCGTGGAGTATGACTCGATCGCTGACTTGAATGGATACTGGCACCCTAGTGTCTCCTCTCCGGTTGGCACTAGGTTCATCAGACTAACCTACTGATCCAGAATTTCAACCACTATCATGCTGATAACTCGATCTCCTTGGTGTCGGCAAGGTTGTGCACACCCAGTTCCACCTCGACCGGGAAGTCCAGTTGTGGCTTCCAGCCGAAGTGCCCGAGGGGCAGGTTGCTCATTACATCAGCGATCCGCACTGCCCAGTCCATCCAGTTGTCCTCGGGCACGTAGAACGACAGCGCGTCGTGGGTGAAGCCGAAGATCCACAGGTCAGGGTACCGCTTGTCCAGTTCCGCCATTGCCAGCAGACCCATGTCCGTCAGGGTAGCCTGCACCCCGGCGTTGATCGCTTGCCGTTCGCTGCGACTGCGGATCTCGCCGACGAAGGAGTCGATCAGCGGCAGGTGCCTGATCCGGCCCAGGGGTGACTCGACGAACTTGTGCTGGTGTGCGTACGCCTTGGTCTCGGCGTGCCAGTCGGGCAGCTTGTTGTAGAGACCGAAGAACGTGGCGATGAACTGCTCAGCCTCACGCAGGGAGAGTTCAACCCCGTAGGACTTGCGTGCGTAGTCGACGAAACCTTCAGCACCCATGCCGTAAATCAGCCCGAAGTTGCCCGCCTTGCCGCCTTGGCGGATGGCTTTGATCACAGCCTTGGTTGCCGGGTCGTCGCTCGCTTTCATCGCGATGGCTTCCGCCAGTTCGATGCCGTTCAACTGGGACCCGGTCTTCAGGTGCAGGTCGATGTTCTGCCGGTAGGTCTCGATCATCGTCGGCTCGTTGGCGATGCACGCGGTAATGCGTAGCTCACCTTGTGAAAAGTCGACGTCGAGGATCACCATGTCAGGGGGAGGGACGTACACGCGCCGCAATGGCTTCGCCCAGTCCGTGTGCTTGGGTACCGTCTGGTACGCTGGCTCCTTCACCGAGGTCCTGCCCGTGCGCCCGCCGCTGTCGTCGTCGCTCGCCTTGTCACCGTGGAACAGACCCCGGAACAGCATGTAGCTAGGGTGGTATCTGCCGTCGCTGCGCAGGTGCTTGATGAATCCGTCGAGGTAGGTGGACTTGGTCTTCTCGGCTTTCTTGAATGCCATGAACGCCTGCACGAAGGGTCCCGCCTTGGGGTGGTCGGCGAACATCTCGAAGTGCTCAGCCGCCATGCTGGGGGCTTTCTTCTTCTCGCTCAGCATCTTCGGCTTCAGGCCCAGCCACCGCTTCGAGAACAGGAAGTCGCCGACGATCTTCGGTCGGGTCAGGGTCGGGTCGTCCGCGAAGATGTACTTGATCGCGTTCGGCACGATCTCCCACATCACCTGATAGTTCTCCTGCATCGACTGGGTGATCTCGTCGTCGAGTCGCTTGTACTCGTCCAGACTGACCACCATGCCGCGCTGCTCCATCTTCCGCACCGCGTTCTGTGCCGGGTGCAGCAGGTCCGTGTAGAACCTTGTCAGCCGCTTCTGTCGTCCGAGGTCGCTGCGCATACGCAGGGCCACGCGCAGGCCCGCGTCCGTGTCCCCTCCCGCATACTGGATCAGGTCCTGCTTAGGCACGAGGTCCATGCGCGACTTGTCGTACTGCTCGTTGAACGGGTCGTCGTAGCCGCCGATGTCGGTGTACACCTTGGCGTGCAGGTTCAGGGAGTTCGACCGGTTCTCGTCCAGCAGGGACCCGACCAGCGTGGTGTCCAGCGTGAACGCGTCGAAGGTCTTGATGCCCCACTTCTGACAGAACCACAGCATGTCGAACTTGAAGTTCGCCCCGTACACCTTCGCACGCGGGTGGTTCAGGATGTGGATGACTTGGGCAACCACGCCGCTCGGCACGTCGTTGCTGGTGAAGTGCATGACGTACGACTGCCCTTTCGCCACGCTCATGGACACCGCGACGATCCACGCCTCGGGGTTCATGTAGTCGGTGCCCACGGTCTCGGTGTCCACCGCGATCGGTATCTTGGGCGCATCCTTGGCGATGCCGTTCAGAAGATCGACCACCGCACTGAAGTCCTCGACTTCGATGTAGTCGCCGGTCACCGGCATCAGGGTGCCAGTCTCGTGCAGCCGTTTCGCCAGCTTCAGATCCCAGATGATCTCCGGTCGGCGTGCCGCATCGAACGCAACAGCGGACGCGTCCCAGGTGACCAGCACCCGGCAGTTGTTGCCCAGCAGTTTGCCTCGCTGCGATCCGATGGCGCGACCCTTGTGCCCATGCCCTGACGCCTGCAGTGCCGCCAGTCGCTCCTTGCCGAACGCGAGAATGACGTCGTCAGGCTTCGCGGTTTCCCACGGTGCCATCCCGTCGTCTATTTCGTAGTCGATGCCGAGGTTCTGTAGCTTGGGTCGGACGAAGTTGCGGAACTCCTTCTGCGATCTATCCGCCCAGATTACCAGCACCTTCGACCCAGCCCCCCTGCGGTTCCCATCTCCATGACTTGATCTCCCCCTCCGTGATCCGGTCGGTAACCGTATCAGAAGATCGAGCCTTCTTGAAGACTTCCTTGATGCCGCCCTCCACTTTCGTGGCGTCCACCGCGAACAGGTTCGCCGATGCCTTGGGCATGTCCTCGCACAGCATCAGCAACAGGTACAGGTTGCCGCGCACATGTACAACCACAGCAGACTCTCCGGTCTTCCGGTTGTGCCAGTCGGCGACGATGTCCAGCTTGCAGATCAGCCGGGTCTTGTCATTCAGGGGGACAGGCAATCGGCCCGTGCCGGTCACCCGTTTGGTGTTTTGTTGCAGGGTCAGACCGAAGGCGTCCGAGATCCAGTACAGTGCGGACTTTGGCAGTTTCATGCGCGTGACTCCCAGCGGATGCTCCCGTCTTCGGCAGTGCCCAGTAGCCTGCCCACCTCAACCCCCAGCCAAGTCAGCCGGAACTCGACCCAGGGGAACTGCTCGTTGCCCTTCTTGGTCTGCCGGGTACCGGTGCCCACTGCGATGGCTTCCCACTCGATCTCGTCGTTGGGTGCGATAGGCAACAGCACCCCCAGCGTGATGCGGTCGCCCTTCTTGAACTGTGCCAGTTGCTGCGCGTTCATTCGCCGTGCCCCACGATCTCGTGAAGGTGCGGTATCGGGGTCGCGAACTCCAGGCCCGTACCCATCAGGACAGCCCCCAGTGCTCGCTGGGCCAGCATGTCGTCGACTCCGTGGAAGTGCACCGACGTGTAGCCTTTCGGCAGGTACGTGTCGTTGAAGCCTGCAGCGACTAGCTCGTCGGCGAACTTCTCGACAGGTCCCTCGACGCGGATGGACAGGTCCTGCCCCTTGCGCCGCGCTGCGAACTTCAGCAGTCCCGCGATCGCGATGCAGTGATAGGTAGATCCCGAACTCGTGCCCTCGACGGGCTGGTACATCTTGGTGGCGTCGATCAGCTTGACCTTGGTCGCCCCAGCCGGGTCAGCCTCCTCGACGGGCCAGACCTTCTCCTCGACCACAACCGGTGGAGGTGTCGGGGGCATCGGTGCCGGTGCAGCCTTCTGCTTGTCATCAGGAACGAAGAACCCGGACAGGTCCTTGTACATCGGCTTCTTGTCCGCGCCCTCAGTCTTCGGCTCCTCGGCAGTCCAC